GCAGATGATTGGATGGCACGAAAAGACAAAGGTGGGGGAGTAAAAAGATTAATTGAAGAGGGTGCAATAGAATTTTTAAGAGAAAATACACCTTCACTTCTTAGCACTAAAGGTAGAGAAAGCGGAGGATTAGCAGAATCAGTTAAAGCAACAGGAAGTCCTTCAATAGACGAAAATGTAGTAAGTGATGTAGTAGAAGAAATAACAAAAAAAGCTAAACCTAAAAAGAGAGTTAAAAATAAAACAGTAACTATCAAAAAACAACCAAAAGTAGCAAGAAGAAAAAGAAGAAAAATACAGTCAGGTAGAAAAGGTTCAGGTAAAAAAGCTATAACTACAAAAATTAGATTAAAAGTTGCAGCAACAGGTGCTACACTTAAAAGAAAAAAAGAAAAAGGAAAAGGAGAACTTAATTTAGGCAAAGTTAAAACTAACATAAACAGAAAACTAGGAGCAGAAATAAGAAGAAATATGGGTAGACCAGCACTAATAAATCAAACAGGAAGATTTTCTGATAGTGCAGAACTAGTCTCTTTAAGACAAGCACAGAATTCTATAATTGGAACTTATAGTTACCAACTAAGACCTTATGAAACTTTTGAAAATAATGGCGATAGACAATGGCCAGCAGGTTATAATCCAAAACCTTTAATAGCAAAAAGTATTAGAAACTTAGCGGTAGGTGCAATTAATGATAAATTTATACTCAGGAGAGGTTAATGTCTACTGAGTATCGAACTAAGCGTAGAAAAATTGTAGACGCTTTAGTAGCAAAGTTAAAATTAGTAAATGGGCAACACCCATATAACTCAAATGTTTTTAATAATGTCTCAGGAAAATTAAAATTTTTAGATGAGATTGAAGAATATCCAAAAGTCTGCGTAGTTGCAGGAGATGAGTCTAGAGAATATCAAACTGCTGGATTCAAATGGAGATTCTTAACTTTAAGTATTCGAGCATACGTCAAAGATGAAGACGATGCTCAAGAAGAACTAGCATTGTTATTCGAAGATATCGAAAAGATTATCGATGAAAACGATGCTTTAGTGTACGACACTAGCGTAGTACCTAATGGAACTACTACTTCAATGACAGTTGATAGTATTAGTACTGATGAAGGAGTGATTGCTCCTTTAGGAATTGGGGAAATGTCGGTTACAGTACGATATTAAGAAACGGTGAAGCAGATAAATATCTAGCTAAGCCCTTTCAATGTGATAGGAGATAAAAATGGCACTTAATCTATCAAGAAATACCAAGGTATACGTCAGTTCAGTAAATGGTGTAGGCGCTACGGGCGGCATCAAGACTGTTACTGTTACTACTGCGGGTTCTGGTCATGCGGTGGGCGATGTTATATCTTTTAATGCAAATGATACTTCAGGAAGTGGAATCAATGCGAAAGTTATTGTTTCTGCAGTAAGTGGTGGTGGTGTTACAGGAGTAAACATACCAAATAACTTCAGAGGAAGTGGATTTGCAGCGAGTGAAACATTGACTCAAGGTGATGCAAGTGATTCTACAGGTTCAGGAACTGGACTTGTTGTAACAGTAGCAACAATCGCAGGAACAACTACAGTAGATGGTAGCAGAATAGGAACTGGCTTATTTAAAGGTAATGGCACAAATGCCAACACTTTCAGAGTAGGTGTGTTAGATGGTTACAGCTTCTCGCAAGGAAGTGATGCAACTGATGTTGTAATCAACGAAGCTGGAGCAACTCCAAACAGAGGACAGAAAAGGTTTAATGACTCTTTACCTCCTGCAGAATGGTCTTTCTCAACTTATGTAAGACCTTTCAAACACGGAGCCAATAGTAATGGTAGCGAGAACGACCACGGTATGGTTGAAAACATACTATGGGCAGCTATTGCAGGTAAAGACATTACAGGTGGTGCACTAAGCGGAACAAGTGCTGCAGCAGTAACAGTAGATTCAACTGATGCAGATGTTAGTTTTGCAAGGTCAGAACACCACGAGTTATTAAAACTCTCAATTTTCTTTGCTTTGGAAAATACAACTTACAGACTAAATGAATGTCAAGTAAACCAAGCAGAAATAGACTTCTCTATAGATGGAATAGCAACAATTGCATGGTCTGGTAACTCAACTACTATTGACCAAATTACTACTCCAATGGAAGACCCTAATACAGCTTATAGTTCAGTCTCAGGAGATACTGGTGGGGCATATTCAGCTAACGCTACAATTAATAATGCGGAAAGCTTTAATTATGTAGATACCACTGGTCCTGATGATGCAGACTATTTAAGAAACAAATTATCAACGCTAACACTTTCAACTTTAGAACAAGGAAGTGGTTCAGCAAGTGGTGGACTAGATGCAAAAACTTATGATATTGCAATCACAGGTGGTTCAATAACTATAGCAAATAACATCACTTATGTAACTCCTGAAACTTTAGGGGTTATTGATAAACCAATTGGTTCTTTCTCAGGTGCAAGACAAATTAGTGGAAGCTTAACTATGTACTTAAACACTACAGGTTCAAGTGGTTCAGGTAATGGTTCAAACCAATTACTAGCTGATTTGGCTGGTGCAACTGACTTAGTTAGAAACTCTTTTGATATGAGTTTATTTATGGGAGGAGGTTCTTCCGACACACCAGTCGTAGAATTTGACCTTCCAAGAGCACATTTCCAAGTTCCAGCTATTGAAGTCGCAGACTTGATTTCAGTATCTGTTGAATTTGCAGCTCATGGCTCAGATATAACAAATGCCGATGAAATGACCGTTAAGTACAAGGGATTAACTTCTCACAGCGATAGTACTTACGCAAATAACTACACGGTCTAATCATGGCTGTATACAACTTTCGTAGAGAAAGCTCTGTATTCATAGTACACGGCGGGAGTCGGTATGCTATAAATACCACTCCCGAAGTGTCAATCTCCCAAACATTTGCGGAAGACTCGCGTACAGTAAAGACTTTGCACGACCAGACAAAAATGTTCGATGGGACAACAATAACAACAGCAAACCCTGCAAGTTTTTCGTTTGGTGTTTATCTTACAGAAGAAAAAGATGAAACAATAGTAAAAAGTCTTTTAACAGAATATGATACAAGTTCAGGAGAACAATTAATAAAAACTTTTGACTTGTATATTGTAAGTACTGAGAGTACGTTTAAAATAGAAAACTGTCATATACAAAATGGTGATTTTCAATTTGATATTGATGGACCTCTACTACTAAATGTAAGCGGACAAGGAGAAAAACTAACAAGAGCAGGCGATTCAACTTTCACAGTTCCTGGAACTGTAGTATCATCAAGTGCAACATACACTCCAACCACACCAGTTTTAGATGTAGAGATAGGTGGAACTGATGTTCCAAATCTAGTAAATGCTACATTACAAGTACAGAATAATACTAATTTTAAAGGATATACAACTTTACAAAATAGTCTTTCAGTTACTAACAATACAAACGCAATGTATCCTAGCGGGTTCTTTTTAGAAAATAGAGTTGTAGCAGGAAATATTACTCAGTTTTTAACGTCAGGTAATTCAAGTAGTTTCTTTGACTTTTCAACAAATAGTAATATTACAATTAAAACTTTATTAAATGGAGGAACATTTTTTCAAGCAGCTTTAACAGGTTGCATGTTTACAAAAAGGATACAAGTAGGAGAAGCTTTTCAAGATGTAATAGATTTTAGATTAGTTTCAAGTCCTGCAAACTTAAATTCAATTATAACTTATTAACACGGAGAAATCATGGAGTTAAAACAATTACTCGTAGATAGTAAAACTACTTGGGTGGAATTCCCAGGACTTGAGGGATTTGAAGTTGAACTTGCAAATCTATCAAGAAAAGAATTAGGCAATCTTAGAAAGAAATGCACTACAAACAAGTTCAACAGAAAAACAAGAATGTTTGAAGATAGTCTTGATGAAAACAAATTTGTGAAAGAATTTACATCAGCGACTGTAAAAAACTGGAAAGGATTAAAATTAGGTTATCTAGAAGATTTAGTTTTAGTAGATTTAGCAAACCAAGATAAGGAGAAGGAATTACCATTTTCTGAAGCCAATGCGGAACACTTAGTAGAAAATTCAAGTGAATTCGATAATTGGTTGAATGATGTTGTGTTTGACCTTGATAATTTTCGTAGCCGAGAATCTGGAGAAACTAAAAAAGCAACTGAAACTGTTTCTGGATAATAAAGATGTCGGAATGACAAAAGACCAGTATCTCATGATGTGTGAGCAAACTGGTCAAGAAGTGGATTGGGAAAGATGTCCAGCGGATTGGTCAGATTTTCCACCACTAGTTTGGGAAACAGTAGATATCTATAATTGTTTAGGAGATAGAGCGTACCCAGACATAGGATATATTGGTAAAGATTTTACAAATTTACCTTTAATTTTTAAACTCAGAGGAACAGATAGTTATCAAAAAGAAATAATATTTGATTTGATTCTCTGGTTAGATGCGAGAAACATTGAAATTTCTCAAGATAAATTAAAAGCAGAACACGCTAAGTTAAAGCAGAAAAAATAAATGGCTAAAAATAACGAAATCATAATCAAACTGAGAATAGATGATAAGGGTAACCTTAAAAAATCATCTGCTCAGGTTGAAAAGTTATCAAAAAGCACAGATAAAGCAGCTAAGTCTACAGATAAATTATCAAAATCAAGAGATAAATATAATAGAACTGAAAAGGGCGTAGCTGGTATATCTTCTAATTCGACTAAAAACTTTTCAAAAATGCAACAATCCATTGGAGGCGACGGAGGCTCTGGTGGATTAGTTCGTGCTTATGCATTATTAGCGGCAAACGTATTTGCTTTAACAGCAGCATTTGGTGTTTTATCAAGAGCATCTCAAATAGAAGTACTAATTGATTCAATAGAAAGACTTGAAGTAGTTTCAGGTAAAAGTGTAACTGGAGTTGCAGTAGACCTTCAAGGAGCCTCTCGTGGAGCATTAGATTTTGCGAGTTCTCTTAGGTCTGTGTCACTAGCTTCAAGTGCTGGATTCAATTCCTCACAAATTCAAGAACTAGGAGAAGTGGCAACAAATGCTTCAGTAGCTTTAGGTAGAAACTTAGCAGATGGTTTAGATAGAATATTTAGAGGGGTTATTAAAGTCGAGCCAGAGCTCTTAGATGAAATCGGTTTATTTGTAAGGGTAAATGAAGCAGCAACTAAATATGCAGCACGATTAGGTGTAGCTGCAACTGATTTAACAGAATTTCAAAGACGACAAGCTTTTGCAAATGAAGCAATAGAACAAGGACAAAGAAAATTCTCGGTATTTAGTGATATACAACCCGCAGGTTTAGATAGATTATCTGCTTCTTTACTTGATTTATCCCAAGCAGCACTAGGATTAGTAACAAATGTTCTAGACCCTCTTTTAAACTTTGCACTTAATAATACTTCAATTCTTGTTGGAGCTTTTGGAGGAATTGTTTTTGCTTTACTAAGACAAGTTGTTCCTGCACTTGGAACTTTTGCGTTAAATGCTTCAGCTGCTGCTCAACGAGCAAAAGATGCTTTTGAAGAAACAGAACAAAAAATTACTTCAGGATTAAAACAACAAATTAATGCAGATTTAGAACTTGAAAAACAAACATTAAAAAGATTAAAATCTACTGATGCAGCTAATAAAAAAGCTTCTGCAGAAGCTCCACAATTTGGAGCAAAGAAAATGGCAGCAGCAAACAAAGCATTAGAGAACGCAAAGACTACTGAAGAAAAAATTACAGCACTCAAACAAAAACAAAATGCTCTAGCACTTTCTAAAAATACTAAAGATAAAAAAGGATTTGATGCAGCTCAAAAAGCAATCAAAGACGAAATAGCAGGACAAGAAGCAATTCTTAGAACTGAACGAGAGATTTCTCGTTTGAAAAAAGAAGGAAGAGGAGCACAAGAAGTTACATCTGGTCCTTTATTTGAGCAAAAACAAAAAGAAGCTATAAAATTAGAACGAGCATTACAAGTTGAAAGAATTTCGAGCACAGCAGCAACAAAAGGATTAAGTGCAGGTCTTGCACAACTACAAGTTCAAACTATAAAAGCAGCCGGTGGAACTCAAACTTTTACAAGAAGTTTATTCACTATGAGAGGAGCCGCAGTAGCAGCAAGAGGAGCAGTCGCTCTATTAAGTGTAGGTATTAGTAAATTAATGGCAAAAATGGGAATGTTTTTACTACTTCTTACTATATTACCTGCTGCTTTTGATATGTTAAAACGAATTATAGGTTTAACTACAGATGCTACAAAAGAATTTGATGAAGCAACAGAAAAATCAGGTGATTTAGTTGAGGGATTAACTGAAAAACTAAAACAAGCTCGTGAAACTTTAGCTGATACAGGAATGGAAGGAAGTGGGCAGTTCAAAGCACTTGAAGCTCAAGCTAATGCTTTTGCGGAAACAGCAGAATCTTTGATAGTATCAAGGCGTAAACTTGATGCAGTAATATTAGAAAGAAATGCTTTTCAAAATGCATTCACAATGGGTGGTATAAAACAACTAGAGCAAGAAAAAGAATTTTTATCAGGCATAATAGCACAAGGAGAACTTAGTGAAGCAGCGAGGGCTTCTCTTGCACAAGAAGGATTTAATGTAGGTAACATTGATACAATAAATTCAAAAATAGCTGAAAGAAATACGAATCTAAATCAACAAGCTGCAAATCTGAATCGAATCAAAGAGATAGAAAAAGAATTTGCAGAAAATGTAGATATGTCTGAAGAAGACAGAATAAAAAGACTTAATGAAATAACTGGTTTACGAGAGGATACTAAAACTTTACAGACAGAAGAAAAAGACATAACTGAAGATATAAATAATCTAAGTGATAAGGTTTTTGCAAAAACACAACGAAATGCCAAAGAAACTAGAAATCTTGGTAATACAATGGGAATAGTAGCTACTGAAGGCAGACTATCTGCAGATAATGCAGCAAATTTATCTTCTGCTTTAGATGGAGCCAGAGACTCTGCTGATGATTTTAGAAAAAACTTTATAACAAAAACCATTGTTGATAAACCTTTATCAAGTATAATTGCAATAACTAATTCATTAGATAAACAAAGCACTACTAATTCTAAATTACTTGTAGACCAAGAAGAAAGAAAGCAAGCTTTAGAGGCTATTGCTAAAGGAGAAAATGGAGTTCTTGACTTAATGAGTAAAGAGCGACAAGAAGCATTTAAAACAGCAGAGACAGAAGAAGAAAGACTCGCAATACTTAGAGATGTTAGAGTTGAACTTTTTGAGCATCAAAAAATATTAGGAAGAAATAAACAATTAATTCAAGAACAAACAGCAGAACAAAAACTTTTCAAAAATGCAAATAAACTAACAACTTCAGGAATAGAAATGGCAAATATAGCCAAACAAAGACAATTAGCATTAGAAAAAGAAACTTTACAAGTAACAGCGGAGCAAGCTTTTACAGCATCTGACCTTACACAAGCTCAGTTTGAAGCATTACAACAAGCAGATAGAGAAGGTAGAATTCAAGAAGAATTAACAAAATTAACAACAAATCGAGGAGCTGCGATGAAAGCAATTAATGCAGCTAGAATGGTTGAAATTAAAAACTTAGAAATAGAATTACAAAGTCAACTCGGTGTTAAAGAAGTAATGAAACAGCAGTTAGAATTACAATTACAAACTGTTTCTTCTCAAGAAAAATTAAATGATGCACTAGACAAACAAGCAAAACTTAGAGCTCAAGCAGAAAGTGTAGCAAGAGGCAAAGGAACACAACTAAGCAAAGGAAAAGAACTTGAACTCGAACTACAATCATTTGTTAGAGGAACAGCAGCAGCAAATGAAAGATTTAAGATTGAAACAAGTATAGCAAACTTAAGAGCAGAATCATTAAATATTGAAGTTGCAGGTCAACAAAAAATATTTAAAATGAGAATGGACGCACTCATTGCTGAATCTGAAGCAAGAAGCATGGACGACCCTGCAGAACAAGCGTTAAGAAAAAGAGCCGAACAATTAAAAGCTGAAGGATTAAATGCAACTGATTTTGCTACACAAATAGATAATACAATTCAAACTTTAGCTACAAATTTAGGAAATAGTGGTAGAGAAATATTACTTAATCTACAAGATTTAACTGGTATCTTTAAACTTCCAGAAGATGATGTAGCTGCTATGGGTAGAAATTTAGGAGAGCAAATATCTGCAAGAAGTGGAGAAGTAGCAGCTCAGGCAGCAAAAGAAGCTAGGTCAAGGCTTGTAGAGCAGCGAGGATTAGATTTAGGACAAGCTGGTCCACCTTTACCAGGCGGAGAAGGTATTGCATCAGAACTAGAAAATTTCGATAAAAATTTTAATACAGACGGTACTTTAACTAAACTTGGAGAATTAAAACTTGGTTTTACAGGAGCTGCCGCTGCAGTATCTTCAATGGCTGAAAAGTTTGAAGCGTTCGGTCCTGAAGGAAAAGTAGCTGCTGCATTAGGAAATTTTTCTGCAACAGCTTTAGCTTCTTTTTCAACTTTTACAGATGGACAATTAGAAGATAAAATTGCTGCAGCAGGACAGTTAATTGGTGGTATTGCTAGTATATTATCTGCAAGTTCCGAAAGAAGAATTGCTGCTGTTGATGCTGAAATAAAAGCAGAACAGAAAAAAGATGGAAAATCAAAAGAATCTTTACAAAAAATAAAACAATTAGAAGCCACAAAAGAGCAAATGGAACGAAAAGCTTTTGAAAGAAATAAGAAAATGCAAATGGCTCAAGCAGCAATAATGACAGCTTCTGCAATAGTTGGAGCACTTGGTAGTCCACCTTATGGAACAGCTGCTATAATAATAGCGTCTGCTATTGGAGCAATGGGACTAGCACAACTTGCATTAATATCTAGAACTCAATATGAAGGCGGAGGAGCTACTGAAAGTGCATCAACTCCTGAACCAACTAATATAGCAATGGGAAGTAGAACAAGTGAAGTAAATGTAGCAAATCAAGCGAGTAGAGGAGAACTTGCATATTTAAGAGGAGATGCAGGAGTTGGTAGTGTAAGTAACTTTAGACCTGCGGCAGCTGGAAGAAAAGGATATGCAATGGGCTCCGAAGGAGTAGTTGTAGGAGAAAGAGGTCCAGAAGTAATAACTCCATCGATGCCAATAGATATTACACCAAATGATAAGATTGGTGGCGGAACTACAAATGTAAACTTTACTATACACGCAGTAGATGCAGCAGGATTAGAACAAACAATTCAATCACAAAGAGGAAACATAATAGGAATGATAAGAGAAGCAGCAAATGGATATGGAGAAAACTTCCTAGAGCAAGTAGACATTGATACACTTGATACAACTGGAGGGTCTTACTAATGGCAACTTTTGGAACCTTTGCAAATAGATTACCTGACCCAGCGTTTAACGTAGCGCCAGATGGGTCTACTACCAATGCAGGAGCAGGAGACTTCGGACCGGGTTTCGCGTCCGTTAAATTTACCTCTGAACAGCCTGTGTCTATGACTCGTACTAATAGTGGAAGAGTTATAACTCGTGCAATTGTGGGTCATCATTGGAAAATCGAAATTTCATATCACCCTATGACAAGGGCAGAATTTGAACCAATATATAATTTTTTAGAGGAAAGAAGAGGCAGATTAAAGCCTTTCTTTGTCGTACTTCCACAGTACGCTTCGCCACAAACTGCAAGTAGCGGAACAATATCCGTTAGTGGAGCGATTGCTTCTGGAGATACAAATTTTTTAGTATCAGGAACTTCGGCTTCAGGAATGAACTTAGGAAGAGGCGATATGATTACGATAAATGATAGTGCAGACTCGAATCATTTAAAAGCATATAAAATAATAAGAGTACATGATTCAAGTAATAAACTATCTTCTGACTCTGCATTAAATACTGCAAGTGAGAGAAGATACTATGTTTCTCCTCCTTTTGAAAAGAGCGTAACTTCAGGAAGTACAGTAGTTTATACAAATCCACTTATTCGAGTAATAAATACTGCTGATGTCATAGAATATAGTTTAGGAACTAATAACTTATACCAATTTTCACTTAATCTTGAGGAGGCTCAACCCTAATGTCTGTTAAAAAAGATATAAATACCGACATAGAAACCGTATTAGTGTCAAATGCTCCATTTGAGTATGCTCATCTTATTAAATTTGAAAGACCAAATGCTCCCGATAGTATAGGATTTAGAACTAATGCAAATAGATATGCATATCTTACTGACGCTTCAAGAGATATAAGTTTTGATGATGCAAGTATAGACCAAGATGGAAATGCAAATGGAGCTCAAATTTATAGAGCAAATAGAGTAAAATCCGTAGGTTCTTATTCAGAAACAATACAAGCAAAATCAACAAGTTTAAGTTTAATTCTTGGAGCGGAACACTTAAATACATCAGTAAGTATTACAGCTCAATTTTCAACTAACGGAACTTTTGCTTACCAATCAGGTTTTACTACGGAAGTTTTTGACTTTGTAGAGCAAGGATTTCGTGAAGGTGATTTAGTATCTATATCAAGAAATAGCGGTACAGTAATAACAGATGGTACTAATACTACTGCTTCAGCAAAATATATTATTACTGGGTTTTCAAACTCAAATCAAACTTTAACATTAGCAAGAACTGGAAATGATACTACAAGTGGATTTTTTGATATTGGTTTTCCTTCTACTAATCTAACTGAAGCATTTACAATTACTTTAGAGTCAGACGAACTTAGAGGAGTTTTAGCTATTGAAAGTAATGAATTAGCTTCTCCTACCTTTTTTAATAGAGAAGTATTTATTTATAAAATTTTTATTGACCCAGAAACTGGAGATGTTTTGGGAACAAATGATACAAATTCTATAAATGGAATATTAACCTTTAAAGGAATTATAAGTAAGTGTTCCTTAAATGAAAAACCTGAAGGGTCAACTGTGAATTGGTCTTTAACAAGTCATTGGGGAGATTTTAATGAAGTTAGAGGAAGAATAACTTCAGATTCAGCACAAAGAGGACTAAATGCAGACGAAGTTCCAAATCCTTTACAATCTTTAAGACCAGGTCATGCAGCTGATTTAGGATTTCTGCATGCAGAAACATCAATAGAAGCTTTAGCAGAGTATCAACGAATAGAAAAACGTAGAAACTTTAGAATGATTTCAAGTCGAGCAGGAGGCTTGCGAGGACTAATGGGTGGTAAAAACTACGGAATAGAAGAATACGAAGAAGAAATTGTACATAATGAAAAAGTAGATTTAGATATAGGAATGAAAGCAGCAAGTATTCCTCTTGTCTATGGAGTAAGAAAAATTGAAGGAATTCCTGTATTTGCAGATACACTTACTACTGACCCTAAAAAAGTTTTTGTAGTTTATGCTCTTGCAGAAGGAGAAATACATGGAGTCTATAATACTCATATTGATGATACAAGTGTAGTTTGTGTTGATGAAAGTGACTTTACTGCACGAAACGCTACTAATGGAACAAATAAAGATGAAACAAAAATGGTTTGTTTTGGAAGAATGAGCAGAGGAGATACTTTAGGTGGAAAAGACATAGCAGTAGCAAATACAAATACAGCAGTAATGGAATTACCAGAGTATACTGAAGAAGAACTAGCTGAAGCAATTGCTTTCGTTATGAATCGAATTCATGGTGGAAATCCCATGAATCTTCATAATTATCTTATTCCTATTGACCCTAGCATATTTGTATATGGTGGAGGAAGTCCAAGTAGCCCAACAGTTAATACTATAGAAGCTGCAACTTTTGACTTAACTCCTACCACTCTTGGAGGCTCAAAAGGACTACAAAATAATCAAAATGTAAATTTCAAAAATCTTTTTGGTGATGATTTTGATTTGGCAGTTTCTTTTATGCGTGGAACGGAAGACCAATCAGCTATGGATAAACTCGTAGCTTTAGCAAAAACTAGTAGCTTTAAAAGACAAAGTGATTTTTACGATGGAACACTTCCATATTGGAGTACACAACATAGATTATTAGATACAGCTTATGTATTAGTTGAATATAATATAAATGAAGAAATGACTGAGCTACCTGAGTTGGAGCATACAGTAAGAGGTAAAGTGTATGAAAATTATAACTATGATAATACATATGTGCCTGACCCAGCAACTAGTCAAAATGGAGACTCTCTAGCTATATATGAAAATGATGTTGTAACTGTAGAAGTCAGCTATAATGGAGGCTCTAGTTATGAAAGTGCAAAAACAAGTTCTGGTGGCACTCAATTTAGAATCATGGATAGATATGAAGTTACTGATAGACTTGGAAATGACTCTTACAAATTTAGACTTGATGTAGCACCTTTTTATAGAAATGATGGAAGTACTTTATTAGCTCCGAATGGCAAACCTACTTATGATAAAATTAGAATAGTAAAAATAGGGGCAGGTCTTTGGACTATGATACCTTGGAATGCAGGAGTTGTTAAAACTCCTACAGCTTTTCCTGACCAAAGAGTAAATGCAACTTCAGTAGGAACTTCAAATGGTAGGCTAACAGTAACTGTAGGAGCATTAGGAAACTTATCTGGGACAACTCAAGTTCAAGTAGTTTCTCAAACATCAGGAGAAGAACCGTCAGGAACACTTAGGGGCATGAAACATGGAGCTTATACAGTTAGTAGTTCAGGAAACACTTTTACCTTTACAGGTACACGAAACTTTGACCAAACTCCTCCACAAAACATAGCACTTCAAAGAGCACGAATTTTTGATTTTAGTTCTATTTCTGCAGTCAGCAGCATAACAGATACTAGTGAAATAATAGGAGAATTTTTAAAAATAGAGGAAACTGGAGAAAGAAGGGAAATAACAGACTTTAACACATCAACAAATAAAATAACTATATCCTCTCCTTTTATGTTTCCTCCTTTACCAACTCATACTTTTACTATAACTGGAAAAGGAAGCGACCTACGTGCAGGAAGTAATCCTGCTATGCAACTTTTAGACTATATGACTAATAAAGTCTACGGCAAGGGTTTAGATTTAAATGACGATATTGATTTAAGTAGTTTTATTACATCTGCACGACTTTGTGATGTGCGTTCAGATGTAACTGTAAAACTGACATCAGGCACTCCAACTATTGGAAATAGATTTGTTTTTAATCCCGGAAACTTAACAGGGTGTAATCCAACTTTTTCGGGTAAAGTTAAAAGTTTTGATTCAACAAATAATTTAGTAACTTTTACTGAATGTACGGGTAAATTATTTTATGAATTAAATAATTATAGAACTTTTAGTAAAGGAGAAGTAATATTACATGTAAATACAAGCAGTCCTGCATATTATCAATTTACAAATTCAACTCCTGGTTTTGAAGATGCAGAGTTTAATAATAGTAGTCAAGTCGCTCCTCTAAGTGGAGGTGCAAATTTAACTTTAACAGATGGCTCAACTACTTTAACTATAGATAAAACTACAACTCCGGGTTATAGTTTATATGATGCAGATTTTATTAAATATTGGAGATATTTAAACTGGGAACATCATCACCAAAGATGGGTTACACGACACCAAACTAATTTTTTATTAGATACAAGTAAGTCTGTATTTGCAAATGTAAATATGATGTTAGCTCATTTTAATGGTTTTCTTTCTTATGAAAAAGGTCAATATGTGCTAGATGTAGAAACTCAAGTAACTGCTCCAGCATCTTCTAATACTTTTAATGGAGTTACATATAAAGAAAATGTAAATCCTTACTTTATTGAAAACTCGGATATTATTGGTGATATAAAACTTAATGATGATTCAAATAAAAAATCTAAAAATGTTGTAAAAGCATCAATACCTGACCCAGCTATAAGTTATGAAAGTAGAAGTGTAACATTTTTAAATGATAAATATTTAGAAGCTGATAAAAATATTAGAAAAACTCAATCACTAGCATTTAGTGGTATAACAAATTATTTTAATGGAAGAATAAATGCAGAAAAAGCACTAACAGAAACAAGATATCAAAAAGAAATTTCATTTAGAGTTGGACAAAAGGGATTATTAATGAAACCAGGACAAGTTATTGGATTGACTTATGAGCCCTTTGGTTTTACTAATAAACTATTTAGAATAATTAATTTAAACTTTCAAGCAGATTGTACAGTAACAATAAAAGCAATAGAATATGATGACTCTTCTTATATTATTAGTAAACAAAGAAGAAGTGCAATTTATAGTCAAGATTCAGGAGTAGATTCAACAATAAAAGCTCCTGGAGCTCCAACTAATTTAACTGTATCATCATCTAAACCAGGATTTTTTGCAATATCTTGGACAAACGCTACAAACTTTAAAGAAGCAACTGATAGCACAGAAATTTATGCTTCTACTTCAAATTTAAGTAATGCAGAATTAATAGCAACAGTTGATAATGCAACCTCCGCAGAATTTTTAATCGGAGAATTTAGTAATAGAAATTTTTGGGTAAGACATAAACGAATACATACTTCTATTACAGATGGTAGACGAGTTCTTCATAGTGCTTATGCTCCAGACAATACAAGTGGAGTTGCAGGAGTATCAAAATTACTTGACCCTTCTTTTGGATTTGATAGACAAAATGTCACTTTAAATTTTGACAGTAGTGGAACATTAGACCCAACTGGTGCAGGACAAGACACAACTTTTACAGTTGCAAAAAGAAACCTATCAGGAACTCCTACAATTCAATTATTAGATGCAGATGGAACAGCGAGAAGCGGAAATGGTGCGTTTACTGATGGAAGTGTAAGTATCAATGGAAATAGTGCAACTATAGATGCAAGTACTTTTGTAAATACAGATACTCCAAAAATTATAAAAGCAACTTTAACTGAAGGTGGAGAAACTTTTACAGCAATAGCAACGTTAAGTGTAGTTAAACAAGGAGCAACAGGAGCTGCTGGTATACGAACAACTGTAGGGGCAGTTTATTTTAGTCTTTCTTCTAACAGTAGTCCAGGTGCTGCTGATGCAGATAATAACGCAGTTTTTACTTTTGGAACAGGAAACTTTACAGGACTGGATAGCGGAACTACTTCCTATGGCACAACAGGCACATGGCAAAAAACTCCACCTGAAGCAGACCCAGGAGATACAGCTCCAAAATATTGGTTAGCTAATTTTACAGCAATAGAAAACTCAGCTGGAGCAGGTATATCAAGTGGAAGTAATTTAACATTTGAAACTCCTTCACCATTTATTAATTTTACAAATACTGTAGTTTTTACAGACTTATCAACTGCAGGCTCAACAACTATAAATGGTGCAAATATTACAACAGGTACTATCAGTGCTATTGATTTAACGTCAACAAACTTTCAACGAAATGCACTTAATTCAAGCAGTATTTTAAATGGTACAACAATAGGCTTAAATACTGGAACAATAGAATCAAAAAACTTTGGTATTGACTCATCAGGAAATGCAAGATTTTCAGGAACAATTGAATCGGGAGCAGTTATATCAGCGAGTGTTAGTGCTAGTCAGATTACTAGTGGTAGTATTACGGGACAAACTATAAGTGGAGGAACTATAAGTGGAACAAGTATAAGTGGTGCTACAATATCGGGGGGCGCTATTGCAGGAGGCTCAATTACTGCTAATACTTTAGATGTTGCATCAAAAGGAACTCTCGGCTCCGCAGGGAATATTAAAGCAAACCAAGGAACTATTTCACAAACTACTAACAGCTTAGGTGCGGTAAATAAGTTTTATGGTGGAAGTGCTACATTTTTAGGAACTTATACTGCTTCTAGTCCTTTTCATCAGTATATTAGTACAACTCTAAGTCAAGTTACATCTGTGACTTTTACCACTACATCAAGAAGTGGTCAAAACTATAATTTTTTAGCAACTCCTCTATTTAACGGAAGCTATAGTAGAGATGAAGATACTTATTATGTTTTATCTGTACAAAATAGTAGTGGTACTGTTGTTGCTGAAACTTTTCAATTTGTTGGGTTCCCACATGACAACCCTCTTTTTAGTATACCACTTAATACTACTTTAGGTTCATCAAGCACTTTTACTGCTAGACTTTATGCAGGAACAAAAAATGCAACAGTAAATAGTTTTGGATTACTTAGTATAACAGGTAATCTCATGGTATTTGGTTTGGGGTTATAATATGTCAGTAATTACGCCAGAAACTTTACCCCCTATTCTTGATTACATAAGAGAAAAAAGAAATGCTTTGTTAAAGGCATGTGATTGGACTCAAGCTGCAGATAGCCCTTTGTCTGATGAAAAAAAGGCAGAGTGGGCTGCTTATCGACAAAAACTTCGTAATATGCCTTCTGAATATACTAACTCAAACGAATTTGTAGATATAGTTTTTCCAGAGATGCCAGAATAATTTTAGGATACAATAGTATAATCAACTTTATCTGAATAATTTATTTTACTATCATGCTTGTATCAATCAAAAAACTTTTATCATAAAAATACCAAAGTCACCTTCCAGACTTAAAAAGTCATACCTATCAAAAATAACATTTGACATTTGGTCAAAATTTTAGTATAATTCTATAATTGGAGAATAATATAAATGTCAGCAGGAATATACAATTTTACATTAAACCAAGGCGCAA